GCCACAAATCTCTGTAAAACGATTGTAGTCCAAATACTTACCATCTACAAGGATGTCAAAGGCGGCAAACTTGAGGTCTGTTGGGCTGCCATAATGCATACTTTGTACTGGGCCGTAACTTTCACCATACAAAATTACCTGCTTGTGACCTTCGGCGTAAAGGTCAGTTAGCAACTGTTCTACAGAAGGGTAATTGACAAATACATGGAAATACCAATCCTGTTTCCATTTATCAAGATCGTCAACTTGCATAGTAGGCCACTTAAAGCAATTATTGAAATAATCAATAAAGTCTAGGCAACGATTCCAAATCCCTGCGGGACGCTTTGGTACTGGAATAGTTTTGGTAATTGGTTTACGACGAGTATTACGACTGCCTACACACACTAATGGTTTTTCACTATCTTCGTCATAAACTATTGAGTATCTTGTTGATGTTCCATGAAGTTTTTCTGTCATAATGACTTCTTCCCCATCGGCGATTACGCCGGGGTAGTGCTTAATATTTTCTAAATCAGTGTACTTCCAGAATAAAGGATGATCTGCCAGCATATCACTGTACTTGGCAGAAGTCTTACCAGAACGGGCAAGCATCTCCGAAGGTGTCGGCGGCATATATTTTGTAGCACCATATTCATCAGCAACGTCTGTGCCAACTTCCCAGTTAGGGTTTCGCGGTGGTACAACAAGACCAAAAGACATTTCGCCCTTTAGTTTAATAGTACGGATTCTACCTTTATCAAGATAATTAGTAACACCAAGTTCGTCACTCACCACCTGCGACAGCAGGGTGTCGGGAGGAAAATACACTGCTTTATCGCCCGTCTTAAATGATCCTCTCTTTACGAGACATTGCCAGCCTTCGACTTCGACAATATCTAGAGAATGCACCTCTGGATTACTGTGAGGAACAACGTTATTTATTTTAGAAACTTTTACTATCAAACTACTCATTTAGGAAATCCTTAAAAATATATTTTTAATCTCTTCTACAGATAAATCGGCGGGATCTTTAGTCAAACTTTGAGTGACATTAGTTACATTAAAGAAACAGGACAGTTTTTTCTCTATGCTCTCGCTGGCTTTGAGGCCCGCTAAATCGGGGTCAAGCATGAGTACTATATCCCGCACGTTGAGTTCGATGAGAAGGTTTCTCTGTTTTTCTGAAAGATCGGTCCCAAAGATGCTCACGCAGTTGGTGTACCCGCATTCATGCATATGGACAACATCTAAGAAACCCTCTACTAGAATTACCTTGCCTTCGGCTTTAATACTTTCAATAGCATGGTTAATTCCAAACAAAGTGGTTTTGAAATCATTATTTAAGGGTGAAGTTAACCATTTAGGTTCCATGCCGGTAATTGATCGCCCGGCAAAACCTAACAGTTGTTTATTATGATTGATGATGGGCAAGCACGCCCGGTTAAACAAAGTATTCTTGTCTTTGCGGCACTCAAACATTTTCCACTTTTGTATAGCCTCATCACTAATACCTCTTGAAGAGAAGTAATCGGACTTAGGCTGGATTTTTTGCAATAAACTACTGTCTAAGATTGTTAAATCAGTAGTTTTCCTTACTTTATTCTTTCGTATGAAATTATGTAAATCAACTTGTTCTTGGGTAATTGTGCCGACTTTTTCGCCAGTAATTTCTTCAATATACTCGATGACTTCTTGCCAATTACATTTTTTAATACCTCGTATTAAACCAAGAATTGTTTTTGTGTGGCTTTCGTGGCACTTATGAGTAAAACACAACCAAGTCTTTCTACGATCATCCCATGAAAAGGCACGATAATTGTCTCCCCCGTGAATGGGGCAAGCACACTTAACGTCGCCATAAGAATCTGTTTCTAAACCTAAATCTGTTAATATTTTGTCTGAGTAAGCATTTGCCAATTCCCGTGCTTTGTCAAAATCAATAAATTCTTTTTCTGAATTATTGTTAGATTTGTTCATCGTCGAATGATATGTCATTTGGTGGTTCTGGCGGGGTAGGATTATCAAAAATATTAGGAATACCAGAATCAGTTTTCTTTTTACCGTTAGGAGGAGCCTGCGTCAAAGTATTTAACGGTCCTTCCTTAATAGAAGCCATAGCAGGATTAAACTTAATATTTATGTATTCGCCTTGTTCGTGGCCGGGACCAAATCGAGAAAGCACAACTACTAACTTACGAGTTCCATTATGAGCCGGATCAGCCGCTAAATCTTCATCATCTTTCTTACGGAATATAGAGAATGAAGAACAAAACCAAGTGATCTTATCTGATCCAGCCAACGATGCTTCTGTAGAATTGTTAATACCATCTCTGTTTAATTGGGCGAAAGACAGAATAGCAACGCCAAACTGTAAGGCAAAATTCTGTAAGTCAGTCATGGCTTGACCAAGTAACTGATCTTCTCGCATGTTTTGTCCCATTTCCTTAGAATCCATCATCTTAAGATAGTCTAAGATAACTAAACATGGGTTTGCCTTACCTTCAGCATTAAAACTGACCTTACGGTATATCCATTGACGAATTGCCCTAATCCATTCGCCGTGACGTTTTCCTGAAATATTTTCATACGAAAGGTAATCGTTGTTTTTGATAAAACTTGCACCTTCAATAACCTTACTCTTGACAAAATCATTTTCTGCAAACTTACCAGTTTCTAAATCATCAATAGTAACTTGAGAAATATTTGCCAGCAAGCGAGTCATTGTAGTATTCATATCAAGTTCTGTATCTAAGTACAAAACTGGGATTTTTTCTTTGATAACATTTGCCGCTACGCTCATAGCCAACATTGATTTACCTGCTTTTGCTCTTGCGGCAATCATGTGTACGCCCGGTCGCAAACCTCTACCGATGCGACTATCATAACCGGGTAATCCTGTAGGAACGCCAAAATGGATAGCATCTTGATTAGTTAATTTTTCTACAAGAATATCAATGTGAGAACTAATAGAAATACTGTCAATTTGCCCCGTTAAGTCATTATGCAATGACATGATAGGCTTTTCGATTTCAGACAAAGTTTCCGCAATAGGCTTATCAAAACTAGCATTTTCCAAAACAGCAAGGGATTCTTCCACCGCCAGTTTAGCATTGCGTAAAATTTTACATCGGCCCACTCGCTTAGAAGCAAGTGCCAATTCTTGTTTACTTACCTTTTGTAGAATAATAGCCTGAAGATAATCATCTATGTCGATTTTGAATTCATAAGAATGTTGATTTAGATAGGCAATAATGGAAGGAACGCTGGGATTCCCAATCTTTTCATTAATTACTAAATCCGAAATGGCCTTAAATATAGCCTGATTCTCTAAAGAAACAAAAGAGTCAACATTAACAAAGTTTAAAACTTCGTACAGGGCGGTTTCACCATAAGAAATTACACCTGCCAAAATGATTCTCTCGCTGGCAGAATCAAATAGTTGACCTAGTTTCTTTGGCGGATTGTCAGGACTGGCGTTTACTTTAGGACGGAAGTTCTTTTTATCCATTATTTAACCTGCATTTTCTCTTTGCAAAAGGAACATTTATAGTGCCGCATTCCATCTTCCATCGAAGTCTTCATTAAGGCAACCTTCTTAATGAAGTTTTTCCCGCAGTGAGTACATTTCATTTCACTCTTAACGGGATTTCTAGTACCTTTAATGTCACGGTCGATTTGGCTTTTAGCATTCGCCTTTAAAGTATCAGAATTAAACTTGTCATAATTTACGACTCTCATTGGAGTGTTAAACTCTGTATTGTCTAGGAACTTTTCCTCTAGGTTATCTAACAATTTATTTTTTACATCTTCTTTAAAATCTTTCTTTCGTACCGTTATTTTAGAAGAACTTTCCTTACTTGGTCTACCTCGCTTTTTAGGCTTCACATCCGCGAGGGGTTCTTCCTCCTCTTCTACAGGAATTGGAGTGGGTGGCCTATCAAGATTTTCGTCTTCATCACTGTCAACCTCAATAGATTCACCCAAAGCAATATTATTCACTTTAGTATAACGAGTTACCAGTAGACCTAATAGGTCATCATACTGTCCTTTTTGCGTAGTCTCAGTAACTTTAATGCGTTTTCCGCATAATTGAAAATACCCATCAGAAATGTGTTGCCAGTTTTGATTTTTAAGACCTTCTTCAATAAGTTGAAGAGGATTATTTATAGTTTGCTTGTTTTTTGACATAAATCAGTCTATCCAGTGTTTTCGCTAGGTTGTTAATATGTTCAATCCAACCATCAATTGTATCTAATTCACCTTGAAGCCTTGTAATAATGGCATCAGTTTTCTTAGCCTTTTCGTTTTCAGCACAGACAATACGTTCTGCCGTTTTGCCATAGAGACTTCGCAATCCGGCATTATTAGACATTTCTTGACCAACTATAGTATCAATTTGTTTTTGATAATAACGAATGTTACGAAATGTAGCAGCACGGTGACCGTTCAAAAACAAAGCGTAGTAATTTAGTTTAATTGCCCATTCTGCCAGTGCAATTGGATCATAGTCAGCATAACCGCTCATTGAGGCAATTTCATCTAAAATAGCCCCAACCGAATCAATCTTATTTAGAGAAGGTAAATCTACCTTTTCTTTAAAAGTTTTGATTGCCTGTGTGAAACCTTCGTTGTCAAAATTACTAGTCATTAGAGTTAAGCCGTTCTCTTAATTCATCCACATTGTCAACTATGATTAATTCGATACCGTTTTTGCGGCACCATTCCCGCTTACGTTTGTCACGCTCCTTAGCATTCTTGAATTCTTTTTCACTTTTGTAGTGGAAGTTATTAAACTTATAATGTTGTTCCCCTTGGACTTCAATTGCCCGATCTCTAGTAGGAAGATAAAAATCTAAGTAAAAACCCTCTGGAGTGGGAAAATCTTCCAGTACAAGGGTGCCATCATAAAACTCTTTGACTAATTCGCCGCAACTAAATTGAAGTTTAGAGCGGCAACTTTCTTGACTTTTTAAGGGATAGTCCGAGGGTTTAAAAGTTACTTCTATTTGTTTGTCATTGAGTAACACAAACTTTTTTTTCATGAATTAACAGTTCTTTCTGTAGCATCAGGATAAATAACAAAAACAAAATCCGCAACTTCACACGCCCTAGGTGTTTCAAAAGTCTTTATATTATGTTTTTTACATAATTCTATCATTGTTTTTTCGTATGTAGAGGTTTTAGTGTCATAATAATACGTATCAGTTTTTGGGTCAACATGCTTATCAATGATCTCTTGAAGTCTTGTAGTCTTTGGCTTATTTGATAGAATTGCAAATTTCACGAAATTTACTTCCATTCGGCGTAAGTAAGGTCTGGGTTTGTTTCTTCTCTAATTTGATTACCTAGTCTTTTTTCTTCGTCAGGGTTTAGTCTAAAATATTCAACCATAGCCGCTTTACCTTGAAGTTTGACTTCTTCACCTTTAACATCTTCGTAGACATACCAACTACCAGACTTATCAATTTTACCTAATTCTTCAGCGACATTGACTAAATCTTCTTGTAAATCCACTCCGCGACCGAATCTAATAGGAATTAGACATTGCTTGTTGGGGGCACCTAAAGCACTTGCTTTGACTGTAAAGGTAATGTCTTGACCAGTTTTTGGTTCGGTTGCTTCTGGGAAAGGCTTGGCGGTGCTATAACTAAGCAAGGTGTTACTACTAAAATATTCTGGGGCTGCACCACCATACACACTGGGCTTACCACCATATCCACCAATCTTCACCTGCAAGTGAGAAATATAAATAACAATGTTATTATTGACAGGAACATTCTGTGCAAAGCCTCTAAACCACGTAT